AGCAGAAGGTATCGTTGCCTGTTGTGTGCGCGGAACCTGAGTTCGTCGGAAAGATTCTAAAAGAGTACAAAGAAGAGATTTTGTTTGTAGGTAAAGATTTGATTCATGGTGTCAAGCAATTGACACTGAACATCTTTCTGAATCCTAAGACCGGTACATACAGCGCAGTTCTGGTTTCAACAGACGCATCGGTGATATGCGTAGTCAGTTCAGGTGAAGCAGGAAAGATACTACATAACAATTGAGAGTTATGATCGTATGAAGCGAAGAGAAAAGCAAGCAAGACGCGGGTTCGACTCCCGCCCGATCCACCAGTAAGCATATTTGTCGGTGCCCTGTGGTAGCCAATCCATAAAAGACTCAGAGGGAAGGTTATCCTCTAAAGTATGCTTACTAATGGGTCGGTCATGGTTTCGATTGCGTGAAGAGTAACAGAGTGGACGATCCGGTAGGCGATGACCGTAAATCAAGCAAAACTATAAATGCAAACGATGCATATTTTGGAGACCTTCGCCTAGCGGCGTAAACTCCATGGGGTTTCGTCGGCTGTCCTTATTAACCAATCAGCCGACACCACTATATAAAGAACAACAACATTCACAGGTGACTACACAATGAAAAAAATTGCACTCGTTACAGGTATCACTGGTCAAGACGGAAGTTATCTTGCTGAACTTCTCTTAGAAAAAGGATACGATGTTCATGGCCTTGTTCGTAGGTCAAGCACAGGGCTAAATTCACAAAACATCGATCACATCAAAGACAAGATCAAATTCCATTACAGTGATTTGTCTGATTGCGCAAATGTTCGCAACATCATCCTATCAGTCAAACCAGATGAAGTCTACAATCTCGCGGCGCAAAGTCATGTGAGTGTTAGTTTCGAGGTGCCAACTTTCACTGGAGATGTTAATGCAATTGGCGTACTCAAACTCCTTGAAGCTGTGAGAACTTTATCAGAAGAAAAAGAATGTAGATTCTATCAAGCCTCAACAAGTGAGTTGTATGGTAAAGTCCGTGAGACTCCGCAGACAGAAAAAACTCCTTTTTACCCGAGAAGCCCGTATGCCGTTGCTAAACTTTATGGATACTGGATCACAGTCAACTACCGTGAAAGCTATGGGCTTTACACATGCAACGGCATTCTATTCAATCATGAAAGCCCACGAAGAGGACCAGAGTTTGTAACTCGAAAGATTGTGCAAGGAATGATCAGTGTGAATCTGGGCAAGCAAGAAGTTCTAGAACTTGGCAATCTTGATGCTCGGCGCGATTGGGGTCATGCAAAGGATTATGTTCGTGCAATGTGGTTGATGATGCAACAGAAAACTCCAGACGACTACGTTATCTCATCCGACGAAGAGCATTCTGTTCGCGACTTTTGCAACTCAGTTGCGTCCTATCTAGGATTCAACATCAAATGGCAAGGTGAAGGTCTAAATGAAGTTGGCATTAACACCACGACAGGCAAAACAATCGTGAGAGTGAATAAAGATTTCTATCGCCCATCGGAAGTACCAACAATCTTCGGCGACTGCTCAAAGGCAAAAACTGTCTTGGGATGGAAGCCAGAGTATAACTTCGATGGGCTAGTTCATGAAATGTGCGAAAAAGAAATGGTGATGCAGACAAAATCTGTCAAAATGGAGTAAAATTATGGAAAAAGTTTTAGAAATCGGTTCGTACTATGTGAGTGACTTTCTCAATGCAGAAGAGAACTCATCGAATAGGAGCAAGTATAGTCTAGACTTGTATCTTGATTCCGATCTCGGCGCAGTTCGATTGGGCAAGAACGATTTGGCTCCAGCGCATACGATGTGGGGAAAGTATTGGTATCGCAGCGGCACGAATGCGACAATGACAAATGAACTCAAAGGCATTGTTGGAGAAGTATGCTCTAGAGTAAAACTCAAAGACGATGACGTTTGGCTGGACATTGCATGCAATGATGGAACACTACTGAAAGCGATTCCAGACAACATCAAGAAAGTCGGGATTGATCCATGCGACGATAGTTTCCACTCCGAAAGCAGCAAGCACGGCGAAGTTATTCAAGATTACTTCAGCAAGACTGCATGGAACAAAACTTCAGTCGCAAACAAAAAAGCAAAAGTAATCACTTGCATTGCAATGTTCTATGATCTAGACGATCCTCATCCATTTGTTGCAGACTTGGCTGATGTTCTAGATGACGATGGAGTTCTTGTTCTTCAGATGAGTTACACTCCGCTGATGGTCAATCAAATGGCATTTGACAACATTTGCCATGAGCATGTCTATTACTATGATCTAACAAGCATCAAGACTTTGTTCAGTCAACATGGCTTTAGGGTTGTCGATTGCAGTCTCAATGACACAAATGGCGGTAGCTTTAGAATTTACATTCAGAAATCATGTGCAGCAGAATCATCATTCGGCTCTGCTCCACTTCGCGATGTGTGCAATATGAGAGTTACAAGCATCCTCAAATACGAGAACACAGAACTAAACATCCGTGATCCTCAAGTCTGGAAATATTTTGGAAATCGTCTGAACGACCTGAAGAATAAAGTTGTGCAGTTTGTTGATGGTGCACTTGCCCAAGGAAAAACAGTGTACGGATACGGCGCAAGCACAAAGGGCAATACACTTCTTCAACACTTCGGCCTGAATCACACTAAAATCTCAGCAATTGCAGAACGCAGCCAATACAAGTTTGGTATGAAGACGGTTGGTTCTGAAATTCCTATTATCAGTGAAGATGAAATGCGTAAAGCAAATCCAGACTATCTTCTAGTTTTGCCGTGGCACTTCATTGATGAATTTGAGCGTAGAGAGCAAGATTACATCAATGCAGGAGGTGCATTGGTAGTACCATGCCCGCAATTCAAAATGATTGGTCGCTGAAATGTCAAATCAGTTTCACGTAATCACGCCCCTCGCACGATTTGGCAACAAAACTGAGTTGATGCGTATGTTAGAGAATCAGGGTGTCATCTGGCATGTAATTACAGATGATGATGCAAAAGAAACAGTTGAGTTTAGCGAGTCTTGGATCAAACATCATGTTTGCCCAAACGGTGGAATGGAATTTTGGAAACGATGCAACAATTCAATCAATTGGTTCATTGAAACGCAAGAGATTGTTCCTGAAGACATGTACTGCTTCATGAATGACGATGATGGATATGAACCACAATTCTTTGAAAAAATGAGAACCGCAATTCAACAAATCAAAGAAAAAAACATGCCATCAGATGTCATTGTATGCTCAATGGAAAGAGGTCATGCTATTCCAGACGATGTTGTTCCTGAGCGTAGACATCCGACAACAAAATTGTTTGCACATCCAAACTTCATGCAAGTTGGATGGGTGGGAGTTGAGCAGATTTATTTGTCTGGTAGAGTGTTATCTGAAAATAGACTGCCCATAGATGTGAACGGAGATGGCATGATGATATGCGATATCGTTCGGCGATATCCCACTTCTTATGTACCAGAAATATCAGCATGGTTCAACTATCTAGAGCCAGGAAGATGGAACAAATGAAAAATGTCGCTATATTGACGGGATCAAAACAAGATTGTGGCATATATTATTATGCTAGAAATCTTCATAACATGCTGACGAAATCAAAACACAACAATTATCTGTTATTCACATGCGACAGTGAATCGGAAATGCAAAAGATTGTTCAAGATAATAGCATTGATGTTGTTATTCATAATTGGCATCCAACTACAATGCGATGGCTAAATCAATATGTAATTGATAAAAATAAAGTCAGACAATTCATGATTATAGGGCATGAGGGTCGCTTCGAAACTATCCATTTTCATAATATAGAACACTATATTACAATTGATGTCACTGCACCAGATACAGAAAAAGTTCATCCTGGAGTTAGACCCATCGTAATATACGAAGATATTCAATACTCATCGCCCGGCAACGTTCTAAAAATAGGTACCAGCGGTATAGGTCAACACAACAAGAATCTGAATGTAATCATTGATATCATCAACAGACAATTCAATGAACCAGTAGAATTGAATGTTCACTTCTCACCAGGTTTTTACACACCACTGAAAGAAGATGCAATAACACAACTAATTGAACATTACAAGAAATATGCAAAGTCTAATGTAAAGATCAACTATACATTAGAGAGGTTCTCAGAATACGATCTAATCAAATGGCTCAACAACAACGACATAAACATTTACTACTACGAAACTTTTGATGCCGTAGGTGTTAGTGGTTCAACAGACAGAGCCTTATCTGCAAGAAAACCTATTGGAGTAAACACATCAAACTTCTTTAGGCATATCATCAGCGACGACATCAACATTGAAAAGACGCCAATAAAGGAAATTGTTGCAAAAGGATTGACACCACTGTCAAAATACTATACAATGTGGAACAGTGACACCCTTTTAGCACAGTACGATGGATTGGTAAACAGCAAATGAGATGCTACACACAATGGGATCATGAAGCAAAGTTCAGATACGCCTTTGCTGGATGTGAGTCCATCACGGAGACACATTCGCAAGCATATCAAGACATTTTTGCTTTGACTATGTTCAATGGAAAAAGAAACGGCGAATACTTTGAAATTGGTGCTAATGTTCCAGACTACACCAACAACACATATTTGCTGTCCAAAAACTTTGATTGGAATGGAACAAGTATCGACTTCATTGGTGGGCTAGACTCGCATTGGCGAATAGTTCGCCCTCAAAATAGATTTGTCCAGTGTGATGCACTGACTGCAAACTATGAAGAGTTGATTGGATCCAGCCGAGCAATCGACTATTTGCAACTAGACATAGAGCCATGCACAAACACACTGACTGCACTGAAGAGAATTCCACACGACAAGTATCGATTTGGTTTCATCTCGTTTGAGACTGACTTATATACTGGTGGGCAAGCCCCTCAAGTGAGAGAAGAGAGCAGACAGTATCTGACAAATCTTGGATATACACTGATTATTCCAGACGTTATCGTTGATAATACAAACCCGTATGAAGATTGGTGGGTTGACTTGGATCTAGTCAACAGAGATGTTGCACTTAGCATAAAAGAAATGGCAAAACAAACACAAAAACCATTTGAATTGTTGTTCACTAAATAGGTTTCCATCAATAAAAAAGGAGAATGAATGAAGCCCCTAAAAAAGGTTTTGTTATCACTCACCCTCGCTCTTTTTACAATTACACTCATTCCAGCAGTTCTCGATGTTGATCAAAATGATCTTCATTGGCTATCATTGAACATTTACTATGAAGCGGGCAATCAGCCTGCACTTGGAAAGATAGCCGTTGGAGTTGTGACAATAAACAGAGTACGCCATCAATTATTTCCAGGTACAATAGAAAGCGTAATCAAAGAGCGTAAACAGTTTTCCTGGTACAACAACAAGAAAAAAGTTGTGGTTCCAAATCAAAATGATAAAGCGTGGAAAGAATCTATTATCATAGCGAGATATGTATTGAAATTACCCAAAAATCATGCTATAATAGACCCTCTACGGAACGTAACCCACTATCATGCAACATATGTGAGACCAAAATGGAAAAACTCTATGATCAAAGTCGCTCAGATTGGCGACCACATTTTCTACAGAATGAGAGAAAAGACATGACCGAAGAATCTGGATTAAAGATTCTCACATCAAAAGAATTTGAGGCAAAGATCAAATCAATGATGGAAAAATCTGACATTTCAATGATTGAGTCAATAATTCATTATTGTGAAGTCAACAAGCTAGAGATTGAAACAGCAGCATCGTTGATCTCACCTCGCATGAAAAGTGAAATTGAAAATGAGGCGATCAATTCTCGCATGATAATCAGCAAGAAAGCGAGACTTCCAATTTGAGTACAGCAATGGAAGCAATTGACGCATACAAAGTTTATGTTGCACTGAAGAATCATTTCACACAATCGTCTTATGACTACTTCAAGTATAACAAGAAGACAAGTGTGACATTTGATTCATTCCAGAAGCGTAGAGATAAAATTTTCTTTGCTAGACTAGGTAAACGAAAAGATTCTTATCTTGAAGAATTTCTAGTAGCTAATTTTCTTCGTGATCCTAAAGTCTGGATTGGTGAACTTCTATCTGAAGACGCAGAGAATGTGTATAAAGAATGGAAGAAAAAACAAGAGTCAATCTCTTATCTGTTCAAGACTGAGATTGACTTTCTATCGGAGTATGACACAAAAGAAAAGTTGGATGAGTTCTTTGCAGTTCCAAAAGACGGCAGTCATCCAAGAATTTTTGTCATGCTCCTGAGAAAAGAAATCAGTACGGAAACGTATCTGATCCTAGATTCTATCTTGCAATTCTCAAGAAAGTATGATAGAATATACGATGATCCACTCTACAAAGAGATAAGCAATCAATGCAAAAAGTACCTGCCCTTCTTAAATCTAGACACACAAAAACAGAAGAATCATCTGAAGAGTTTGTTAGGGATGTGAAGGAAAAAAAGAAACTTTGTGCATTGGTTCTGCCTAAGCGTAGCATACATAGAGATGTACATCATGAATCAAGTGGACAAGCAAAACATACATCGTAAATACATCGCAATATAAGGAGCATACAAATGGCTATAAATTTTTCTGATCTCAAGCGTTCACGTAGCAAAGACCTAGAGAAGTTGACTGCACAAGTCAGCAAACTGGGTGGAGAAGGCGAAAAGAAGTCTTATGAAGACACTCGTTTCTGGAAGCCTCAAGTGGACAAAGCAGGTAACGGTTTCGCAACAATCCGTTTTCTTCCTGCACCTGGTGGCGAAGACATGCCCTGGGTTCAAGTGTTCTCTCACGGCTTTCAAGGCCCCACTGGGAAGTGGTACATTGAGAACTCTCTGACGACTCTCAACAAGAAGGATCCTGTCTCTGAGTACAACACTCAGCTATGGAACTCCGGTGTTGAATCCGACAAAGAGATTGCGCGAAAGCAAAAGCGCAAGTTGCAGTACATCGCTAACGTCTACATTGTGAAGGATCCCGCAAATCCAGACAATGAAGGCAAGGTGTTCTTGTTCAAGTTTGGCAAGAAGATTTTTGACAAGCTGAACGATATGATGAATCCTGAGTTTGAGGATGAGTCTCCCGTCAATCCATTTGACATGTGGGAAGGCGCAAACTTCAAGTTGAAGATTCGCAGGGTCGAGGGTTATCCTAACTACGACAAGAGTGAATTCGACAAGGCAGCACCTCTGTCTGAAGATGATGATGAACTTGAGCGTATCTGGAAGGCTGAACATAAGTTGCAAGAGTTCCTTGAAGAAAAGAACTTCAAGACTTATGATGAGTTGAAGACCAAACTACATGATGTGCTTGAATTGGGTGAGTCTAGCCCAGTTGCAGCAAAGCCAGCGGCACCAATCTCTCGCAAGCCTGAGATTGTAAAGCCTGCACCTGCGCAGCCTAAGAAGACTGTTGAAGACGCAAAGCCTTGGCGAGATGAAGACGACTCTGATGACATGAGTTACTTCGAAAAACTCGCTGAAGAGTAAACAAAAGGAGCCTCAAGGCTCCTTTTTTTCGTCAGTCAATAAATGACATTCTTCTAAAACTTCCGTATAGAACAGGATCACTGTTTCTCGTATCCGTGCTGATGATTGTTGTGCTGGATGTCACTGAGTTGTCAACAACATTTGTTGGTGCTACAATTGCTGTGCTGTTTACATTACCTCCACCACCAGCAGCATTATCCATTGTATTGTTGTATGATTGCTGAGTTTGATTGTAATAGTCTGTGACTGGTGTTCCACTGGTTGCAGCAGCAGTAGCAGTGCCTCCAGTAGTTGCTGATGTTGCAGCAGTTGCAGTGCCAGTTCTTCTCTTCAAATCAGCAGCGTTAAGCCCCATAGGATTACCGTTTTCATCGTAGCCCACGACACCGTTTCCCCCTGGAACAAACGCTTTATCCTTCATACTCCATACCATATCAGTAGATGTCGACATTTCGTTTTCTCCGCCACCCGAAGTGACAGTATATCCCGCTTTTTCACTAAAGACATTTTCATAAGTTGGAGTCAACAAACTAGCATCTGTTGATCCCTTATTTGCAAATTCAGCCAATTGACCTGTTGTAGTAAAATCTGAAACTGTAGATAAAGCCGATTTCTGTATTTCTGATCCAGCCATACTCTTCATCACATCAATGAGAGGAGGATTCATCTTTGTGTCAACGAAATCTTTAATGGCTTGAGGGAAAGTACTTGAAAGTTCAAACTTCTGCCCGCTGTCATACACTTTAGCGTTGTTTTTATAAATCTCATAAATGTAATAACTTGGATCTTCATTGTCACTACCAATTGCAATTGCTACTTCAAAAGTATCTTTACTTCCTACATTCTTTGCATGATCTGTCAAGATTTTTTTTGCTGTCGCAGCAAGACCATCTGTAATCTTTGTGTAATCTGCACTCACATTCTTATCATCTTTATGCCAACTTCTATCAAATCCACCACCCTTTGTCTTAGAGAATCCTGATATGTGGGGAGTGCCTCCTTTGGACATCGAAGCAAAAGCCAAAAGTGCAAATGCTGCAACAATTGTGACTGGATTTGTTAGGAATGCACCCACCTGAGACATCATTGTTGAACCAGCAGCAGCAGTACCACCAGCAGCAGCAGTACCACCACTCATAGCAGAACCTATTGCACCTTCCAAAGCACCGGCGGCTGTCATACCACCAGCGCCAGCCGCACCACCAGCAGCAGCAGTACCAGCAGCAGCCGCAGCACCACCAGCAGCAGCAGTACCACCACCAGCAGCAGCAACGGCAGATTCAACCAGAGCAGCATTGATAGGAGCGGAAGCTGTCGCTCCTATTTGTGCGCCAGTAATTCCAAGTTTACCCGCTAACCAAGGAGAAGCCGCAACTAGACTTTGAGCAGCACCAGTGCCACTGATAGCAGATTGAATTGCGGGAATTGCAAATTTTTTTATTCCATACTTTATGCCTTCACCCAAGACAAGATCCGCAATCATCTTCTTCTTCGGATCTTTTATGTTCTTTGTCAATCCGCCGGCGATTTTGTATGTAGCATATGACGTCAGTAAGTTTCCGCCAAAAGACATTAGATTGTCAAAGAAACCTCCGCCTCCACCACCACCTCCGCCTCCAAACCCTCCACCTCCACCACCTCCACCACCTCCACCAAAGCCACCACTGCCACCACCAAAGCCAGTGAACATGCGAAGCATAGAGTTTCCTAGACCGGAGATAGAGTCAATCATTCCACCAAAGAAACCTTGATCGTCTTTTAGAGTTGACTGATCCGCTAGAGTTGCGTTTGTTGTCTGCAACTCTTGAGGCACTACATCATTAGCCTCTAAGAATGCACTCTGTTCTCTTTGTGTGATTGGTCTCGGTGCATTAGGTACAGAAGCGCCAGATGACCCTCTTTCAAATAGTTTACTTATACTAGCACCCGGAGCACCACCTTTTGTTGGACCAAATCCAAACAGACTACTCAAGCCTTGAGATACAAAATCACCACCTGCTGACGCAATCTTATTAAAATTTATCTTTCCGTCTTTACCCAAAAGTTCAAGATTGGGGAAGAATTTATCCACTGTGCTCAGAAGTGTAGTTGAGCCAGTTGGCACACCTGTCAGATTGAAGATGAGTTGTTCTCTTGCTAACTTACGCTGTTGCTTGTTGCCGGCGAAGTTGCCTAGAATCTGCCCCATGTTGAAACTTTGGAAAGTATTGCCAAAGAGCCAACACTACCAGCAAACTTTTCTATGCCCAGCCCGAGTGCTTCACCTGCAACACCACCGTACGCTCTACCCACCTTCTTACCAAAAATCTTTGAAAGGAACTGAGTAGACTTCTGCCCTAGTTTTAGTTCTCTGCCTGCTACACCAGCCAAGAATCCGTCTTGTGCACCCTGAGCGCGTGAGACACCAGTCTGCCCTCTAGGGAAAAACAATTTGTTCAGTTCACTACTGATTAGATTCTTTGTGATGTTTCCTGTTGTTTTGATCAGGCGCTGAAAGCGATCATCAAAAAACTTTTGTCGTTTTTCTTCATCCGACAGTTTTCTTTTTGCAACCGAAACTCCTCTAGATGTTGGAACTGCAACTCCCGCTATATTTCTAAATCCAATGGGTCCACCAGATTCGGCTTGTCTTGCAAACTTAGCCAGTTCTCTTGTGTGATCCGCAGTAGCTTCATTGCTATCTACAAGTCTTTCAGTGAGACTTTTTCCTGCCAGAGGAACCGTAGTGCCAGAACCACCACTCATAGCAGAAGCTATTGCACCTTCCAATGCAGCAGTACTACCTCCTACCATTCCTCTACGAACTGGTTCAGGATCGCGATTGACGCCAACTAGTCTTATTAGACCACCTCTATTGGTATCAGAGTAATTTGGTATTCGTGCTCTTTTTACAGCCACAGCAGCTAATATGGCAGCCCTCAGTTTTTCTTTTTTAGTTATTTTATCTTCAGGGCTCATTGGCTGTTGGGCTGCCATTCTTTCAGCGGTAGCTCTTTGACCAGTCTCTGAACCACGCCTAACTCCGTTTCTAGTAATTTGACTTTGGAGGTCACTTTGCTGCGCATCTATTTCCTGCAACTCATATTGTCTAAGGAAAATCTTATCTTGTACATCCTTAAGACGTTTTTGTGTAATTTCTTTCTTAGCTGGATCAGTTTCTTTATTTAATTGATCTTGTAATATTTTCTCTTGAGTTTCTAATCCGTAATTACCATATTTGTCCTTTTCACCAGGTCCATTTATTCCCCTTAGATCCAACATAGCAGTTCTTCTAGAAACCTCTAGTTTGTCTATACTTCTTCTTAAGTCACCTTCTTTCTGCGCACTCTGTATACCAGACTGCCTAAGCGACTCAAAAACTGCATCAATAGAAGATTGATTAATCTTAGCTTTATTTCCTGCTACATCTTTATGGTAACTATCTCCTGTTCCCGGCATAGGCACGGCTGCCCATTTTTTAGCTAAATCAATCTGCGCCTGTTCTTTTGTTACGCTTTTGTCTCCCGCGAAATAACGCTTTGTTGTCTCGGGAAGAATTTTATTAAATAATTGATCTTGAAATGTTTTGTCAAATTTAGTTTTTGATGGATCTATGCCCATCTCTCGCACATTTTCAGCAAGAGTGCTTGGTATTACTTGATATCTACCCGCAGCAAACAATCCTCCTGGACCTTTATTTTCTTGTAAAGTCATGACCTGCTGTACAGTCATGGCTTCAAGGTTCATTGGTGGACCAGTCAATCCCGCTTTGGCTTTTCCATTCTCATCACGCATATTGTATGCGTTATATCCGGCGGGACCAGCCTCACCTCCAGCAATCAAATCCCTGAGAGATTCCATATTTCCAGAAGGACCAGAAGAGGGTCCTGGGCGAGGACCTCCACCAGCAGCAGCCCTTGCAGCACCTAAAATCCCTGCTGCGCCAAGAGCAGCAAGAAACACTGGATGACGAATAAGTCTACCCGCGGCGCGGGCTAGCCCACCGAGCCCGCCGATCGGAATAATGTTTGTATCTCCACCGCCGCCTGCACCACCACCAGCACCTCCACCACCAGCTCCACCACCATCCAAAGAATCACGAATGTCCTCTAGAGTAGAGAGCATCTTCTCATCTAGAAGTCTCTTCTCGTTTGCATTCTCTTCAGCAAACTTATCATCACGCGCAATCTTCTCGCGCATGATTCTGGTATCTTTGGCGAGTTGAGTCAGCCACTTGTTAGAGTCACCGAGATACTGAGACTGTTTCTTCTCTTGCTTTGTTTGCTCTTTCTGTTCTTTCTCTTGTTTTTTGTTTGCTTCCTCAACCTCTTTTCTCACTTCGGAAATGAAGTCTGATGCGGATTGAATGAAACGTGGAACAATAGCTTGTTTGACACCTTGAACCAAGTCAGATGCAGTGCCCTTGACTGTATCAAGTGTCTTCTTAGCTAATACTTCTGAGAATTGAGCCATTTGTGTTATCTTTCTTCTGTGTCTCTTTGTCTAGTTGGCGAATAGTCTCTTTCACCCTCACTGTCTCCGCTGATATATGGCGATTGTCTTATCGGATAAGACGATCTAGACGGCGTGAAATTCATCATTCCCATTTTCTCTTGACCACGACTCCACGCGGTCACACCTAGAATTGCGCCCATAGATAAATGAAAAAGCCCGGCGCCTTGAAGTGTCAGGGGCATCCAGGCTTCTGTGACATTACCTTTGTATGATGATTGAAAAATGCTCCAAAGAATAGGCGCAATAATGAAATCAAACAAGCATATGATCATGTACGACCACGCCATCGCTGGTCGCCATCTCTTAGTGAACCAAGTCTCTTTGATCTCGTTGCCTGACATCTACATTCACCTTCTTCTTCCTCCTCTACCAGAGGATTGTTGTTGCTGTTGCTGTATTTTCTGATTTCTCTCATCAATATGCTGAGACAACAACAGAATGTAAATGTCTCTTTCAAACGGTAGCATTTGTTCCAACTCATGCAGACTATATTTATGATGCTGCATCAAGTTGAAGTTTGTTTTATAGTAGTTCGCTAGGTTATCGAACCCCATTATTAGGCGAAAAAACTTTGCATACCCTCCAATGTCACTGTGTCATCACAACCACACTCTTTGCACTTCCATGTGATAGTGTGCTTTAGCTTAGGCATTGTCTGGAAGAACTGCACAATCTTTTCAAATTGTGCTTGTGAGAGTTGATCTACCCATTCAACTAGTTCAGATTCTTTCATATCTGCCCTAGAGTACACATTGTCTTTATCAAAAATGTAATCCGTACATTCTTTGATAGCTTCAATTGCACCCTCAATCTGATTCTTACCGGAAACCATTTCAGAAATGTTGATCTTTGGATAGTTGAGTTTGATTCCAATACCACTTACATCATCAAGAATGATTTTATCAGTGTGCCCTTCTTCTTTTTCTACTTCAATTTCCATTAGATTGAGTTTGAAGTTTGTCACATGTGCGCATTGATCCCCATTTGAATTTACTCTATTTCCGTGTTGAAGGCGAAGATCAACCTGTTCACCGACGGACTTTGCTCTGAGTTTGGTGAAGAAATACTCAAGATCAAAGATTGGCATTTTATCAACATCAATATTGTCCACTGCGCAGTTGTTGACAATTTGCTTGATTGCATTGATTGTGTCTTTTTCTGCGTCACTCTCCATTGCAATCAAAAGAATCTTTTGTTCTTTGACGAGAAATGGGCGATAGCGAATCGGTGATTCAGTTGATGGCAAAGTCAACTCAAAAATTGGTGCCTCTAGTTTTGGTAAAGCCATGTTATATTCCTTTCATAGTAATAACAAGTTTCATTTAGTAGTTTTGTAGTGGATACATCATCACATGGTATCTATATGACATCGTAACAGTGAATCTCTGATAAGTATTAGATTCTTCCCAAGCAAGTGTCATTGGGCTCAATGCAATCGGAAATACATCATACAATCTATATTTTAGAATTGGCTGGCCAGCAGAATCAACTTGAGTTATTGATATATCCGCGCCAGAAGCAAAATCATCATAAAATCTCACTAATCCACCCAATCCGTGGTCTTTACTAGGTGAAGCGACAATCTCTTCCATCCAAGATTCAAATAATCTTCTTTCAAACATATCTTCAGAGCATATGAATGTCAATTGAATATCACTGTATGTAACATCATATGGAAGTTTTAAGCTAGGACCACTTGATGTGTCATCTATAGTTGCAATTGTTTTGCCGGGTATTTCAGCCCGTTCACATCTAAACTCAATATTATCTAAAGGTCCGGAAAGCGCATAGTCCATTTTTTTCAATATCGGAGAAAGACTCCAAAATTTAACTACGAATAGATTTGGTCGAACAATATTGCCCACTTTGCTTCTAAATTTGTCTATACTGAATGATGTTGCTGTTCCAGTTGTTACAACCTGCTGGTCTGGTGCGACCAATTCTTGTTCTGTTGCCATTTGATTATCTCAGTATAGTTATTTTACTTGAAGGAGTGAATCTGCCCAGACATCTTGCGCAGATGCTTTCTTGAAATTCTCTGTCGGCAAAAAGATAG